AAAGAATAAAGCGAGCTTATAACGGTAGGGCAACAATTTATAAAGTTAATTACACCCCTATCGAGTCTAAAAGTCTGTATAGATAATGGCTAGAACGCGGCAAACTCCTATTGGTCGGTTTGGTGGTGTACGAGTTACACAGAAAAGGGTCAGAACGAGTGCCACGTTAGAAAGTAACAAAGAGGTTGTTGCCCAGGAGTTGATTGCCCTGGGTACGACTTCAATTACTGAGATTATGAATTTAGATGGCACAATGAAAGATCCGAAGGACATTCCGGACTATGCGTTGAGGGCTATCAAAAAAATAACGCCTATGCCGGATGGTCGGGTAGCAATCGAGATGCACGACAAGGTTTCGGTGCTGAGAGTGCTGGCAAAAGCAGCTGGTTGGCTTGATGCTCCGGATCAGGAAAGTGACAAGCCATCCATAGTAGGAATAAACATGAAAGGGCCGCAGACCACAGAGTATGCGGAGGTAATTAATGATAACGATAAATGACGAAATGCCATTATCATCTAGTATTAAATATAGTGCAGAATACTTTTCTCATAGAATAAAATGCCTGGAGGCTGCATTAGAAGAAATAGAACGTGTTGCATTAGCTAGTGATGGAGTGCAGTTTTACGCAATGTTAGCTCGTAAAGGGCTAGATGGAGAGTTTAATTATGACGGACTTGGCTAGGCTTCAGGTAGCAGTTCTTATGCTGGAACAAAGAATTAAATCTCTTGAGGAAGCTCTGAGATCAATAACACAAATAAGCCAAGAAACATTGCAGGACAAAAATGAGCGGAATACCGAGTCTTGATTTAAACTTTGAGAACAGTCCGACTGTTTGGAAGTTTTTACATGATCAAAGTTTCATTAGGGGGTTGATGGGTCCGGTAGGATCTGGTAAGTCCTATGGTTGTGCAGCCGAGGTAATGTTAAGGGCCGTAAAGCAAAAGCCTAGTCCTAGAGATGGTATCCGTTATTCGCGTTTCGTTATCGTCAGAAATACATACCCCGAGCTGCGCACGACAACTATCAAAACATGGCAAGAACTTTTTCCCGAAGATGTGTGGGGCAGTATGCGCTGGCAGCCACCCATCTCGCATCATATCAAGATCCCCACAAGGGGCGATATCCCAGGCATCGATTGTGAGGTCATATTCATGGCGTTATCTTCTCCGCAAGACGTCAGAAAATTATTGTCATTGGAACTCACTGGTGCCTGGGTGAACGAGGCTAGAGAGCTGCCCAAAGCAGTGATCGATGGATTAACACACCGAGTTGGCCGATATCCTACAAAATCTGATGGTGGTCCTACCTGGTATGGGATTTGGATGGATACTAACCCTCCTGATAGCGATCATTGGTGGCATGAGGTAGCAGAAAAAAACCAAATTAAAGGTGCTTATCCTTGGACGTTTTTCAGACAGCCAGGTGGTGTTTTGCAAGCTGCACCCGATGAAGTGCCGGAAGAAAACCCAGATGCACAGGGATTTGTATTCTCTGGAGGTAAATGGTGGCGCGTGAATGAAAATGCTGAAAATGCTAACAATCTGCCACCAGGTTACTATCAACAGCTGCTTGGCGGTAAGAATGTCGACTGGATCAGGTGTTATGCTCAAGGAATGTACACATTTGTGCAAGAGGGGCGTCCGGTATGGCCGGAATACGATGATGAGCTAATGTCGGGTAATGTGGAGGTAGATCCGTACTATCCAATACAAATCGGTGTAGACTTTGGGCTTACACCAGCTGCGATCTTTGGTCAGCGCACTCAAGGCGGCGCATGGAAAGTTTGCGATGAGCTAGTAACGTTTGATATGGGGCTTGAGCGATTTGGTCAGGAACTACTGGGAAGAATAGCAGAACGATATTCTAAGCATGAAATACTGATATGGGGTGATCCGGCTGGTAACAAACGTGATGAGATCTATGAAGTAACAGCGTTTGATCATCTCAGATCGCTAGGATTTAAGGCGCAACCTACAGATAGCAACGCTTTTCAGGTAAGACGCGAGGCCGGAGCTTCCCCAATGTCCAGGTTAGTGAGCGGTAAACCAGGACTTATTGTTGATAAAAAATGTTTGCGGTTGCGCAAATCATTGAGCGGTGGATATTTTTTCAAAAGGCAAAGCCTGGGCGCTGGCCAGGAAAGATTTAAAGATGCACCAGTAAAGAACGAACATTCGCATTGCGGCGATGCTTTTGGCTATCTCATGCTGGGCGGTGGTGAGCAAAGACGCTTACGGAGAGGCTCGTATGGTACGACTTTCCAACAGGGGTCATATACTGCAAATAGTGAGTTCAACGTGTTCTAATGGGCCTAATACAGCTTCCTACGTTTAAAATGAGGCCAGACGAGCAAATCGTGCCGCTACAATACAATCATCTTCTTAGCATAGAGCTAGGACCGCATGAACTAGAATATGCCGCAAGTATTCCTAGATATTTAGATTACGTTTGGGAAAACTCTGAGCATGGGTGGAGCTGGGCAGCTATTGGTCGAGGCAGAGTTGTTTGTGTGTTCGGTGTTCGAGATGTTTGGCCTGGTGTTGTGGAGGCATGGTTTATTCCAGGCGAAGGGTTAGAAAATCACGCAAGAACTACTTTGGTAGGCGCAAGAGCGCTTTTAGGTGAGGTTATTGGTAGATCCGGTATCAGAAGAATGCAAATTTTTGTAAAATCACAACATATGGTAGCATTAAGGTTTGCCAAAGCACTACATTTTGATGTAGAGTGCCAATTAAGGAAGTTTGGCCCAGAGGGGGCTGACTATTATTCAATGGTAAGGTTTGAGTAAATGAGCGGTATTTTTGGAAGAAAGAAAGCACCAGCGCCAACACCAGCGCCAGCGCCAACAAAGACAGAAGAGGTGGTTACTCGACAAGAGCAACGAGCCGAAGCTCAAGAAGCAACAGAAATGAAGGGCGCACAAAGACGTAGGCGATTATTGCGATCTGGTGGTATGAGATTATTATTCTCACCTCTCAGGCAAGAAGGCCCAGGAATGGCTGAGATCAAGAAAAAACTTGGTGGCTAATCATGGCCAAAAAAACATTTTCTTTTTTTAAACCTAAAACAAACGTACAAAAACGCGCACAAGCTCGTAATCAGTATGCCGCAACTGTTGTAACGTCTAAGGGTAATTATAAAAGCCCTAAGACCGGCCTTCAGCAAGCTAAAGATGATGTCTTAATGGATTTAGGATTTAAGACTAAAGATGTTGATTATTACGCCAGGCTAGACGATAGAAAGAAGCGCAGCCAAGCAGCTATGAAAAAAGGTTTTGGTAAAGATATTTTTGGCAGACCAGCCTCAAGTCGCGGCCCAAGAGGTGAAACGGCAGCTGAAAGAGAAGCAAGATTAAAACGAGAAGCTCTCGCTAAAAGAAGAGCCGAAGGTCAAGAAAAACGTAGAAAATTTTATAAAGAGAAGGGCGAAAGATTAGCAAAGCTAAAAGCTAAACTTTTGAATTTAGCATGACAAAAATTAAAGAAGATCCAAGAGTATTTAGTAAAGTTGAGGCAGACCCAAAAAGGGCAAGAAACGAGAAGGGTCATTTAGTCGCGGATGACCCTTCTACTCCTGAAGTAAATGAAGCTTGGGAGGGCGGTAAGGCTCCAAAGAAAAAGGCAAAACCTCGTGGTAAAAAAAGTACATCAAAATCCTAAGGGCGGTTTAAACGCCGCTGGTCGGGCCTTCTTCAAAAGGAAAACAGGGTCAAACCTGAAACCTCCGGTGAAGAAAGGCGATAACCCTCGCCGAGCGTCCTTCCTGGCTAGAATGGCGGGGAACTCTGGGCCGGAGCGTGATAGTAAGGGGAGACCTACAAGACTGCTCCTATCCCTCCGCGCCTGGGGTGCTTCCTCAAAAGCGGATGCCAGGAAGAAAGCAGCGGCTATAAGTAAACGAAACGAGAGTAGAAATGCCTAAATTAAATGTAAAAGAAGTTATGGGGCGTGAGGCAAAAGCACAGGCTCGAAAAGATGAATGGCGTACAATCTATGAAGATTGCTATGAGTTTGCTCTGCCACAGAGAAACCTATACAATGGCTATTACGAAGGCAAAACTCCAGGCAAAAACAAAACACAAAGAGTTTTTGATAGTACAGCTGTTAATGCAACAAAGCGTTTTGCCAATAGGATGCAGTCCGGTCTTTTTCCACCCATGCGTAAATGGTGTAGGCTAGAGCCAGGGTCAGCTGTTCCAGAAGAAGAGAAAGAACGAGCGCAAGAAATATTAGATGCGTATGTAGATATTATGTTTGATCAGCTACGTCAGACCAGCTTTGACCTAGCAATGGGCGAGTTTCTCTTAGATCTTTGCGTTGGCACAGCGGTTATGATGATAACGCCAGGCGATGAGGTTACACCTATTCGTTTCCTAGCGGTGCCACAATATTTAGTTGCAATCGAAGAAGGTGCATATGGAACGATTGATAATGTATATCGTAAGCTAAGAATAAAAGCAGAAGCAATACAAAGAGAGTTTCGTGACATTCAGATAACTCCAGAGCTTCAAGCAGCTATTGATGACAAGCCGCATGAAGAATTAGATTTGTTTGATGCAATAATCTTTGATCAAGAAACCGGACGTTACCATTATCATGTTGTCTGGCCATACAAACAGCAAGAGCTAGTCTATCGAGAAATGGACAGTAGCCCATTTATTGTTGCTAGGTTTAGTAAAACCGCTGGTGAAGTTTATGGCCGAGGTCCGTTAATTGATGCGATTGCAGACATTAAAACTCTAAACAAAACAAAAGAATTGATATTGAAGAACGCAAGTCTTTCGATATCTGGTGTATTCCTTGCAGCCGATGATGGTGTTCTCAACCCACAGAACATTAAAATTCAACCAGGTGCAATTATCCCAGTCGCTCGTAATGGTGGGCCGCAAGGTGCATCCCTGGCTCCTTTACCCCGAGCTGGGGATTTTAATACAAGTCAGATTGTTATTCAGGATCTTACAATGAACATTAAAAAGATCTTAATGGATGACACTTTGCCACCGGACACGATGAGCGCCAGATCAGCAACAGAGATTGCCCAGCGCCAGCGTGAGTTAGCTACAAACTTAGGATCTGCTTTCGGTCGATTGATGACGGAGATTATGATACCATTAGTATCCAGAACCCTATACGTTCTTGATCGTCAGGGCTTTATTCGTATGCCCCTCAAGGTCAATGGGGTTCAGGTAAAGGTTGTTCCAGTGTCACCATTAGCAGAAGCGCCTAAAATGGAGGAAGTAAACCAGCTTCTTAATTTTATGCAGATCGCTAATGCAATGGGGCCAATGGGTCAGACACTGCTCAACATACCTGAAATAGTAGATTTCATTGCCGAAAAGATGGGTATTGATGCTCGACTTCTCAATACACCAGAAGAGCAACAGGCAATGTTAGAACAGATGCAGCAAGCTATGATGGCTGAACAACAGCCAGAAATGCCAACAGATGAAACTGTTGCTGGAGCGTTGCAATGAGTTCGGCTGACGGTTGGGATGGATTATCTCAAGCACAGCCGGAGCCGCAGAAAGCGGACGATTTAGATATACTGTATGGACGGTTATTTAAGTCACAGGAAGGCCAAAAGGTGCTAAGTCATTTGAGGCAGATAACAATTGAACAACCATCCTGGTTTCCTGGGGAAGATCCAAGCCAAGGCTACTTTCGAGAAGGTGCGGCTGATCTTGTTCGGGTAATTATGAAAAGGGTGGATAGGAGCGATAATGTCTGAAGAAACAGAAAACACAGAAAGCGTTGAAACACAGGAAGCAGAAGCGCCACTGATAAACGTAGATGCAAAAGATGCAGAGCCTCAAGAAGAAGCTCCTATGCCTTTGCATGATGAACCAGAAGAACAGGAACTATCAGAAGATGATGATGAAGTTTTTGATAGGCCTGATTACTATCCAGAAAAGTTTTGGGATG